TCATGTGGGTAGAATTTACCTTTAGAAGGCAATTCCTCTTGATCAAGTACCATCCATCCTAAAAATTGGTCTGCAGATTTTTCAGGTCTTGCTTGTCCAAAATTATCCATGTTAACTTTACCCAATCCATTTGATTCTACAGCACTTAACATATCAACTACAACTTCTTCGTTGTCATGTTGATTAGCTATAGGATTATTGATTTGATCTCTAGCTTCTAACATTGCTGCTGCTATTTCTTCTTTGTTTAATTCTTCGCTCATTTTATTTGTTGTTTAGGTTTTTAATTTTATTTTTTACGTACGACTGTTGTTCAACTGATTTAATACTTAATTCTTTTTTTATTAAGTCTCTAATCCATGCACTAACAGATATTGGCCTTGTTTCAGTATCTATAGCATCATTTAAGATACATCGATTAACCGCAGCCACTTCATCTTCTGTAAGAAGAACTTGAAGTTTTTTAATTAGTTTGTGGTTATTCATAATATTTTGATATGTTAATAATATATTATATTTATCTTGCAAAAAATAAGAAGGTAATTTTCATCACCTTCTTATTATGTTAAGTGTTTATTAGTTTACTTCTTCTGCGTATACATCAGATCTCCAAGTGATTTCTAATGTTTGAACGTCAGCTGCTGAATAGTCTAACTGATCTGTAAATCCAAGTCCTGAAGTGATGAAGCAATCATCTAATGTGATTTTTCTCCAAATATCACCTTCTCTGTTGAATTGTACAATTACAATTGTTCCTACGTAATTCTTTTTCAAGCCCATTTCACCAGTTTCTGGATTATATTGTGCTCTGTACCATTGACGTAATGTTTTGTATAAGTACGCTTGGTTAGCGTCATTTAAGTTCAATGAAAAGTTTACAGTAACATCGATTGAAGTATTGTCTACCATACCAGCGAATGATCTAGTAGCGAATTTATACTTTTGCTCGATTGCAGCAACTTCTTTGTGTAAAGCTGCAAGACCTGAAATTGTGTTTACATGTTGTAATAACAATTCTTGTCCAGTTACTCCATCAGGAGGTAAGATAGTCACCTCAAACAGGTTTGCCTGTACTGGTTCGAAGTTCTTTCCTTTCTTCTGTGTTTGATCTTCTGAATAATGTGGTAAAGCCATAGTTTTTATGTGTTTATTTTATATATCTTATTTTATTATGCAAAGTTTCCGGTTGCAATTTCTCCCGTGTTCAAGATAGTTACTCTCGATACTAAGATTTCAAGACCTTTAACTGGCTCAACAAATGTATCTAAAATACCCATGTTATTATCGATAACTTCATTTGTGTTGTTTGTTCCGTCCATGATGTTTCTATAGTCGTATACACCTCCGTCTTTTTTAACTGATTCCATAAATGAATCTGCTAAAGTTTTAATCTCTAATCTTGTTTGAGCTGTGTTGAATTCAAATAAGTAGTTTTTCAAGATTTCTGCTAAACCATCTTCAATGTAGATCATTGCTTCTCTTACGTGAGCTGAAGACAATGCTGACTGAATTGATTGTTGTGCAGTTTTGTTACCTTTGATAGTCAAACCAACACCTCTTTCGAATACGATTGGGTTGATACCGAATGGCTCTAAGAAATCTCTATCTGTTTTATCAAATGCGAATTCTAATCCTTGTACACCTGTACCACCTACAACACCTCTTCTAGGTCCTGCGATGATTGACCAAGGCAATGCATTTAAATATTTATCAACATAGTTGTTAGATACGTAAGCTGCTGGTGGAATAACTTTAGTTCTACCGTTTTCAATTATATTAAGTCCTGGTGAGTAGTAAAAACCAAAGTTTGCACCTTCAGTAAGACTTGGTAATGTATAAATTGCAGTAGGATTAAGTTCTAAATTACCTCCAGTTGCTACTAATCTTGTTTCGAATGATCCAGTGTATTGATCTTTGAATGATGGATTAGTTGCTGCTTTAAATTCTTTCACCATTGGTGCGTTAAGAATTGCAGAAGCATTTTGTCTCTCTTTACAAAGAGCTGTAATTTCTTCTTTGTTAAGGATTCCTCCATTTTCTAATGAACCGAAAGTATCTACAACATATCTGAATGTGATAGCATCTTTATCAATCAATGTGTTTGATAAACCATTACCTGGTTTCATTTGAGTTAATAAGGTTGCAATTGATTTATCTGCTTGTGTTGCTGCAGCTAATGGGAACATAGTGTAAGTAGTTGTACTTTCTTCATATCTCTTAAGCGCGTATGCTGGTCTAGAAGATACTGGTCTGTGACATTCAAATGTATAGAAGTTAGATCCAGATTCAGTAGTTTTGATAATTCTTTTAACTCTCGCTAATTTACCACCATCTGCTGGTACATACATACCAACTTTAACATCTAACCAATCAAATGTATCATTTGCTAAAGTAGCTGATAATGTAAAGATACCTGCTCCTTTGTCACTAAAGTTGTAGTTATCAACCAATGATGGTAACATAACTGCTCTTGAGTTTGGCTCAATTGTAGTGAATTCAAATGTATGTGATTCTGTTCTTATGTATGCTGGAAGCGTAGTAGCTGAAGCTGTAATATAATTTGAGCTAAATGATTCACCACCAGCTGCTGTAATTTTTACAACAGGAACATCTGGTCCTCCTGGTACTAATTGATAAGGAACTACTTCATTCACTGCAGAAATTTCTACATAATCTAGATTATTAGCTCCTAATAAGAAACCTCCTAATTGAATATCTCCTGCTGTAGTAAGTATACCTGTTGGACATGCGATAATGATTTCACCATTAACAACCATGATAGGTCCAGCTCCAAAAGTAGCTGCAGTTCCAGTAGTAAAACTTTCATAAGTTGATTTTCTAATAGCAGATTCAGTTTCAATAATAACATTTAAACCGTCTTGTGAAACCGATACAATTGGTGTATATTCTCCATCAATAGCTGCTCTTAAGAAACCTGCATCTGTAATACCTTCTGAAGTTAAATCTAGAACGCTAGCGCCTTCTATTGTTAATTCATTACCGTCAACTATTAATATGTTTTCGATTTCGATGTTTTCAGGTGCTGCATCTTGCTCAACTCTATGAGAAAGAACTTTATAATCTTGATAGATGTTAAAACCATTACCAACAAAATCAATGTTAGCTAGTGCTTCTTCATTAATTGCACAGAATAAACCTGTTCTTCTTGCTTCCAAGTTGATCAAAGTTTCAATGTATAATAAATTACCTTCTTGATCTTGGAATTCAGGAATAACTGATCCAGTGTATTGTGCTACTAAACTAACTTCTCTTAATGCAGTGAATTTAGCTAATTGATCTCTAAATAAACCTTTTTCGCTAAAGTAAGCACCGTAAGTTGGGTCATTGTTTAAAATTGTAGCATCGTAGTGTCCTTTATATACGAATACATCTACCATGTAGTCTGATACGTAATCTAAATCTTCAATACCTTCTGGTACATTACCTTCACCATACCATTGTCTAGCTGTCATTTCAAAACCTGCAGTATTAGCAGCTTGTCTAATGATAACTGAAATAGGCTCTTGTTTAATGTTTGCAAATGTAATTGCGTTGTTTGAATCATCATCAGTATTTGTAGCAGCTGCTAATGTTTTGATGTCTGAAGGAACCCAGAATTTATCAGTGTCAAAAATGTCACTGTATTGAACAGAAGCTTCTCTTGCTGCTAAACCTTCTTGAGAAGAATTAGTTACTGGAGATACTAATGCAACTCTGTCAGCTGCATCTGCCGCAGTTAAGTTCAAAGCCAAGATAGGTCCTCTTGAAAGAGTCTCTAAACATGATCTGTGAAAGTACATTCCTTTCTTTTCTAAAGACGCATCAATACTACCAAAAACTTGAATGAATTGTTCAGTGTTTTCAATAAATACTGGAGTGTTGTATGGACCTTTTTTAGATCTACCAACAACAAGTCTAATAGTCTCAGCAGGAATATTAACTGTTTGTGATTTGTCAAACTCTAGGCGATATACACCTGAGCTTTTGAACTGTAATAATTGAGGACTTAATGCCATAGTTGTTATTATTTATTTTTTTTACTTTTATTATATATCTATTCTCTTTTCGAAATTTATATCAAATCATATATGTCGTACTGTAAATCTCCATCAAATGAACTATCTTTATATAAAATCTTTTCCATTTCTTCATGTAAGTCAGGATCTATAAAATCCAGAAGCTCTTCAATATAATCGGCATAATCTGTGGTGTTGAAAAATTCAGTAGAACTAATCACAGTCATGATAGTATCATCATTTCCCATTTGAGCTCCATAACCACCTCTTGGTAAACCTCCAAAAAGACTTGCTTCATTTACAGTTGTTTCATCTGTTATATTTATCCTATTTATCTTGTAGAGCTTTGCGAAATTTTGACAAAATATAGCTTTATTATCAGATTTTATTTTTATACCTGCTTTTAATGTTTTAGAATCGTGTCTATGTCTAAACTTAACTACCATCTCATCATCAAAATCATTTTTCTGTGGAAATACTGATCTTAAGTATTGGAATAAAACTGAGCCATATGTATTGTATTCTACGATCATCTTAACATTCTCATTATAGAATATCTCACATGATAATGTATATAAGACCTTTGCGAAATCTTCAATAACGTGTTCGTTTGATCTAAATATACCAATTTGATTTATTTTAAAGAAATCATACATCGCTCCAGGATTTGTAGCATTGTTAATCTCTTCTTTATTCATAGGTTCTACTTGAAATATATTGATAACTGAATAGTCACCACCATTTCCTTCTGCAATATCTACTGAAAATAACCAGAAATTTTCTGGATCTTTTGTAGTTTCTATATCAAATCTAGGATCCCACATTAAGAAATCTTTAACGTCAATTGAAATATAATCAAATTCATCAAAATCATGATAAACATATTTTTGCATACGTTTACGCATTTTCTTTAAATCTATAGGATCTAATAACAAGTTAGAAGACGAAACGAATTCATTTCCATACTGTCTATTAAAGGCCTCAATAGTACCTAAGTTACCTAATTCTCTATTATACCATGCATCATCTCTGTCTGGATGTTCCCACCAGTCAATACGCATTGCTTTGTATTCATTATCACCTCTATCAGCAGCAGCATAGATTTCATAAAATTTGTTAAATCCATTTGGTGTTGATGTAATTGTGATACGAGATACCTTTGATGCTGATAATGTAGGATAAACGTTTTCATAGAATGCATCCACAATAGTTGGGTGAATATGCGCAAACTCATCTAAGTATAAGTTATGAATCGTAAATCCAATACCTGCTTTAGATGTGGTAGCTTGTCCAACTAATCTACAACCATTATCACAACGAACGTTCATGACGTCATATTTGATAATACCGGGTTTCATAAAGAACGGTACGTTCTCAACTACAACTTTTGCTTTATCTATGATCTCTTTTGTAGAATCAGATTTATTGGCTAAAAGTAGTGTATTTTTATCTGTATTAAAGATTAAGTACCATGCATTGAAAATACTGGCGGTTACGGTTTTACCCATCTGTCTTGATGCTAATACAATGTTAAATCTTTCATCTTGGAAATTTCTTAACATTCTTTTTTGATACTCTCTAAGTTGTACTTGTTGAATACCATTATCTGTCATTACTACTGCATATTTCTCTGCAAAATAAACAATGTCTGTTGCACATCGTGCTAATTCTGTAATCTCTTCGTCAGTGTATTCGAATACAATGTTACCTTTACGTAAGAAATTCTTACCTTCATAGAATGGCATGGCAACCTTAGGTCTAAAACCTTGATCCATTGCAATCATCAAATCATTTACTTGTTTAGTAGACCAAACAATTTTATCTGACATTACATCACCCTCATCTTTGGGGATCCATTTATTATCGCCTACATAATCACTCATTATTCTTCTGTTATTTCTTCGATGTCCTCAATATCTTCTACAGGTCCTCGTTTAATACCGGCTTGAATGGCTGCCATTAAATCTTTAGTACCTCTTTGTAGATTTTTATTTGTAGTATCTCCGCCAGAAGATTCTATTTCTCTAACGTCATCTCGTTTTTTATAGATTTCGATGTCACGTGCAATTCTCTTAGTAGATTCCTCAGAAGCCATTAAGTACATTGTTTGTGATTTGATAATATCTAACATGGATTTTTGTAAAGTAGCAAGTACTTCAAACATTCTAGGCGCTAATTCACCATCATCAATAGTTTGTAAAAGTGTGGTTAATGCTCTTTCTCCCGCTTGTAATTGGTAAATCAAAGATGACATAGTCATTTCGTCCATCTTTTTCTTTGCGGCAATGTATTCGTCCTTTTCAATAATATCTGCATCGAGATAAAATTTCATAAGAGCTGTAATAGTCTTTTCTGCTTTTTTGGTTGCAGCTGACTTTAATTCTTCATAACTGACTCTTGGTGCCAAATCGGTCCTAGGCTGTTTGATTGGAAGATCTACTGGATCAGTCTCAACATCCATCATACCTGTGTCTCCTATTAGATCGTCTAATTCTCTACGAATTTGATCTGCCTGTTCAGATATATTCTTTTTCTTTTCTTCGCTCATAAAAATGTTATTTATAGGTTATATATCAACCTATGCTAGATACGTATTATCTGGCTTGATTGTAACGTCTAAGCTGAATAGAAGGAATTGCGTTGTCTATAATCGTTGCAAGTTGATTATCTCTAACCACATATTGTTGTAATACATTAAGTCTTTGCTCTGATTCTATAGGTTTTTTAAACATTCTTATGTTGGTCATTTTTATTTTACCTGGCATAAGTGCATATTGTTTCGTAGTTATCCAACTGTATTGCGTTATAGATTTGGTTTCATCTAATATATTCGTAATACTATTCTGCGTTGTATTATTAGGTAATAAATTGTTACCTGGTTCTAATTTATAGACAGTGGTCGATATTTGATTATATTTGTTATTCAAATTAAATACCATACCGTACCATGCTGCTGAACTTACTGGAGCATTGTATGTAAATTGATGTGTATCATTATTTATTTGAACAAATATGTTTTCATTTGTTGTTGATATTTTTAGACCTTTTTGGTCTATTAATCCATCTAATAAAACAGCAGAAGGATTAGCAGCAGATAAATCTGGTCTAAACCATAGAGTTACTGCTAAATTTTCATCTGTTGCTAAAGTTGATTTTCTTTTATAAACAACAGCTTCAATTCCCACATCACTAATAGAACTTAGATCGTATGTGTTCTTGCTAATAATAGTCCATTTGTTTCTAATCTCAGTATCTAATATACTTAAATTGTTATGGACTCTATCGCGTATACCATCACCTACTGTATTGAATACAGTTTGATATTGTTCTGGTTTACTAACTTGTGTATATTCTTGTTGAATTTCTTCGCCAAATACTTCATCAATACCAGTAATTAAATCGCTAAGTTCCTGTTCTATTGCAGAATCAGTATGTATAGAACTAGTTCTATTTTCAAATTTCTTAAGCATTACTCTCCAGTATGTCATATTCATATTGAATTCATCTGCAAATGTAACTGCTGTAACTTCATACATTCTATTATTTAATGGAAAGTAAAGATAATCTCTAGCTCTTGGGCTTTTTCCAAAACCAAATGCAGAACTAAATTGTGTTGCAGTTACGTGAATTTCAAAATCTTCAAAACTCATTCCATATATGTCAAATTTAAAGTCATTAGAAGGTAACTCATTATCTGGTACCATGATTTTAAATTCGCCTGTTTCTTTTACGTTATACAATGAATATTCCATTAATATAACGTCACGTGATCTTTGATCTGGTTCTACTCTAAAATATTTAACCATGTGGCCAAACATATTAGTTGAAAGATCAGACATTTGCTTATATAAATTTGTAGGTTTTGTTAGATTATACGGATTAAATAGGTTCTCATCACAATCAACGATAATATTTGCACAACCATTCATTGCATATGGATCTGTACAATCTGTACAATACTGAGGACATGAAATTATTTCACCAGCCACCGTTTCTATATTAAATGTAAGACTTAACAAAGATAGTGTATGTGCTGTAGATAATCTATTAACTGTAAATCTAACTGTGATCCATAATGGTTTTAATGGATCGAATGCTAAACCTAATAAATCCATTGAACCTGTATCATTATTCAATGATCTATATTCTGACATTACACCACCATCGCTATTTGCAGGTTCTTGTGACCATTTAAATTCATAGTCAAAGAAATTGTCTTCATCTAATGGTTTGTAAAACTTAAGGCCAGTTCCTGAAAATTCAGGTGGCGTTACAACAGTGAATGTTGTAGAATTAATTATACTCGCTACTTCAAATTCAATATTACCTACAATGATCTTATCGCCCATTAATAGATTTAAATTAGTACGATAACCAGTAACTACTGGATTTCCGGTAGTCATTGTTAGAGTACCTACAGTATTAGAATTACTTACACCAACAATTATGTTCCATGAATTAATGCCTACGACATCATTATATGGAGTAATTAGTTTGGCTATAAATGCATCGCCTATTTGATCTGCTGTAAAGTTTCTTACCATTAAGTAGTGACAAGTAGTCTGTTTTTTATTATATATCTGAATTTCTGTCCGTTATTAAAAGTATTTCCGGATCATCCATTTCATATGGTTCTAATTTTTGAATAATAGTATTTATAACACTGAATGTTTCACTTCCAGTATCATCTGTTAAATACATATCAAGAACATTCATGAATTTTCTTAATTTAAATACTTTGTACATTTGACCATCTGGCAATAGTTTACAACGATCCATTATATCATTGACTATATTCAATTCTCTTGTCTCAAATAAATCAAAAAGTCTTAAGCTACCTCGTATAATTTTTATATTGTATCTAATCGTTTTGATTTGATCAATATTTACAATTCTATTGTAAGTTATATTTTTATTTAGGTTAACTTTGATCCATGACAAGTTAGATATGTTATTTAGCATTTGCCAAATAAAATAAACAGAAGTGGCTTCTTTATGAATGGACATCTCACCTACTGATTGAAATCTATTGACATCAGCAGAAAACCATTTATTAATGTACATTTGCATCTTACTAGCAGAAACCAAATAAGATTCATCTACTAATTTTTTACTTTCTAGGTCGCGTTGAATTAATCCCCATATTTTAATATCTATAGAGTTATATTTGTATAATGTAATATCAACTACTTCCGAGAAATCATCTTTATTTTCTATAGACATCTAACTGTATTTCAATTTTTTGTAAGTCACTGAATAAATCAGCCTTGGCGAATTGTTTTAATTCATTGAATTCTCTCATACCTATTTCATTTTTAGTTAGGTATAATTCGATCACAGCTTCGCTAGGTGTATATTTATCTACTATTTCTTTCTCTGCCTTTTTTGTTTTAGTGTAAAACCACATTGGAACACTCTTGAATCTTTGTGCGACCATTCCCCATGATTCTACTACATTACCGCCGTTAATGCCATTAAAATTGAACATATTAGCATTAGCAGGGTACTTAATAGCGAAGAAGCGATTAATCATAAAATGATGACGCTTCTTCGTATGTAATTTCATATTGTTGAACTGATCTGGTTTTGTGAACATAATTTTCACAAAATCGAATAATTTAGTTTCGTCTAGCATATTAATTATATGTTATGTGATGATTATGTTTATGTAGTCCAATGTTTGAATGCAGCGTGATATGCATCAATGGTTTCTGAACCTTCTTTGATATATTGCTCAGCTAACTTTTGCACATTGGATCTTATACCATATGCATTAGCTTCAGCAAGAATTTCTTCAATTAATATGTAATCTTCAAGTGTCATTAGAATAATTTTTTGGTCATCGGTAATACAGTAGTTTTAGTAGGTTCTGTTTTTTTACCAACTAATTTAATTGGTTCTTTTTTAACTGTTTCTTCTACTGGAATATCCATACCTGCAAAAGCATCTACACCAAATCCAACTTTATCATCTAACCAATGCGTACCTTCTAAGATTTTTTCCATATCCATGAATTGATCTACTTGCTCTAAAGCACCTTCCCAGTCTTTGTCAATGGCATCATAGATAGCACGTTGAATTGAATCTGGAATAGTTTTAACATGCAATAGCATTAATGCTATATTATTAGATAATGATGATTTGATCAATGTTGTGTTACCATGACCAACTACTCTATAAATAATATCTGTTAACTTATTTTTATATTCTTGATTAAATAGGTGTTCAATTGTAAAGTTATCTACCTCTTTAATAAATTGCTCATAAATAGTGTCTGCCATTTTCTCAGTAATTGAGAAGATTCTTAATTTACCACCTTTCATTTCTTTTTGCCAAGTAACTACTGATGGAATATTATCAGACTTATCGCCTATTAGTATTTTGTTAAAGATAAATCTATCACAATCAACTTCTGTCATCTCTATTTTAAGATCTTTTACCCATGCTAAAATATTAGTCTGATAAGTATCTCTTGTCATGTGCTCGCCACCCATATTGAAGAGTAAATCATCAGTGCTCATATCATTGGCAATAGATTGATTCATATCATGTTCAAAGCCTTCATACACGTATAGTGACTTCTTGGTGTTATAGTACCAAATTGTATGTGCATCATTAGTCTTAGAATAGTTAACTAACTGGATAAGATCCCTGTCACCCGACCATACGATACATGATTTACCTCTATTGTTAAGAGCAGTTGACCATCCGAAGATAACATCATCTGCTTCAGCACCTTGAATTTGATGTACAGTAACACCTTTAGCTGCTAATATCTTTTGGAATTCTTCATATACACTGTATACGTTTGTCCAATTGACATCGCTACTTTGTTTTCTGGTACCTTTATAATCAGCTTCTGGATATAAGTCTTTTCTCCATGATTTTGAATCTACTGTCAATACCACGTCATCCACGAACATTTTTAACTTTCGCATCTCTGATGCAAAGTCAATGGCTAATTTTCTCATAAACTGAGATTTTTGTTTATCATCTCCTAAAAGTTGTCCACTCTTAGGTTTTTGAAGTACAAAAAGTCTGCTGAATACAAAGTAATTACCGTCTATTAGTAATGTATGTTTTCCCACTTTCATATTTATATTTCTTTACTTAGTCAAATATACTAAAAAATATTGAGACTAAAAAATTATTTATTAGTTATTTACGAATTAATTATACTTTGTATCTCATATACACAGCTTAACATTGTGATTACAGGATCAATAACATGTACCCTTTGTGCTTGATGTTTAGCGACAGTTATAACAACTTGTGGTATATGTTTTATATATTGTCCTTTCTCTTGCTGAATATATTCGATAAACTCTGCACCCAATGTTTGCAATACATCATCAACTCTATTAGCATAATTTCCTACCAATGTTTGATAGTTTTTAGCTGGATCTGTTTCATTAAAGATTAACTCGAATACATCTTTGTAAACTGAATTAAATTTCTTAACATCTTCTGCTGTGATATTAGAAGTACCTTGTGTTTTGTAACCTTGTAATTTATTTAAAGTAGTTCTTAAATCTGGAAAGTTTCTTTTAACAAATTCTACCAATGCTGGTTTTTCAATTGTCATGTCTTCTTTGCCACAGATCTCATACACTCTCTTAATGTATTTCTTAGTCAATTCTGTTTCCTCTTGTTTATCAAAGTCAAAATCAATAACTTCAAAGCGACTAAGAATTGGATCTGGTAATTTATTAATGTAATTACACGTTGCTATAAAACGCGAATTACTTGAGAATGTTTCCATAGTTGCACGAAGTGCTTTAAAGAATTGATCAGATACACCATCGACCTCATCTAGAATAACTACCTTGAACATTCCAGGTGCATCCATAATGGAAACGGTAGAACAGAAATCTGTGATTCTAGTTCTAATAACATCTACCGAAGTATCGGTTGACGCGTTAATGTACAAGTATGGTAACTTGAATTGATTAACAATTGCTTTTGCGCATGAGGTTTTACCAGTACCTGGTGATCCTGCAAATAACATGTTTTGTACCAAACCATCTTTGAATTTGCTCATTACTCTTTCTGGTAATATAAGTTCTTCTAAGTTTGAAGGTCTGTACTTTTCTGTAAAAAGTTGATTTATTGATTTCATGTATGTATATGATATGTTTACATGTTATATGATTAATGCAT